ACGTCTATCTTGAAGGAAAGGCCAGGGATCATGAAACATCGGGATGGGGAGAATCTCGTGAAATTATAAAATTATGTTGCCATAGAGATTGTGCCAAGAAGATTGCAGAGGCGATTAAAAAAGCAACAGATGAAGTTGTGAGAGCCAAACAAGATATATCAAGGGAGGTCTAAAATGGGCGGAGGCGGAAATCCGACATGGATAAAATATCTTGAAGAAAAAAAAGATGATAAGGCATTGGTTCAAGTTTTAGTCTCTGGCAATATGCCAAGAAATATCTGGATTGCTGCCAGAATCAAGGCGGTAACACAGGATCAGAAAATCAATGGTGTCATAATCAGACTTGTTGAAAAATGGGTCAAGAACGAGATAGAAATCTGAAAAATTTATTTTTTATTCCTCTTCACTTTCTACCAAGTTAACTTATTTATCTTGCTTTCCTTCCTAAGTTGTGTTTCTTCTTTAAATAATGAATCTCCATCAGCGTGGTCGTCCCTCAAATGCAAGCAAGATAAAAGCAGTAGAAGAGATTGGATTTTCCGAGTTGAGAACGACAGAGGCGAAAATCAATTCCGATTATCCTTTATTTAAAGATGGCTGCCCTCAATGCGGAGAAAAGCCTGTCGTCACAATGAACAGATATTTTGATTTGACGGGCAAACAAATTAGAATATGCCGATGTCGTGTATGTTCATGGCGAGGAAAATTAAAAAACTAAAATGGCTTTTTCTTCTTGGGCAAACTTAAAAACTCAGATACTTGATTCGATAGTGGCTGGCAATATATTGGCTGGATCATATTCCATCGGGGGTCGCTCTATTTCTTTCAGGTCATTAAAAGAAGCCCAGGATTTGATATCTTTTTGCGATATGCAAATATCTGCCGAAGCCGGGGGAGCTACGGCATACGCCAAGTTTGAGCGTCCAGGCGGTACGGATGAAGAATAACGGGAACGGGAAAAGGGGGAATTGGTTGGACAAAACAATCGCCTTTGTTTCTCCCGAAAAGGGACTCAGGAGATTAGGCGCCAGAAGGCTTTATGAAGTGATGCCCGAGAGAAGGGATTTCGATTCCATTTCTCATTCCCGGATCCGCCATGACTGGACAAACATAACCAAAGATGCCGATGCAGCAAATATTTCAAGTCTCACGGAACTTCGGAATATTTTGAGAGGCCTTGCCCAGACCAGCGGGATTATTTCAGGACCGCTTCGTAGAATCACAAATTATGTGATTGGCACTGGATTGAGGCCGCAGGCAAGAGTGAAGGCTGATCCGCCAGAATCAATTTCTATACTGAAAAGTTTAAATCTGCCAACCATAACTGAACAAATAGCCCAACAAGTGAATTATCAACTTGAATTTTATTGGCCCCAATATGTCGAAAAATCGGACGCACAATTGAGACTTAATCATTATGAACAGCAAGCCCTTGCTTTCAGGGCGATGTTTGCCGATGGGGAAGTTTTAGGAGTAGCCCGATCAAGCGAAAAATATGGGAGGATCGTTCCTCTCTGCACGGAAGTAATCGAGATAGACCGGCTTGCTACTCCATTCTCGGAGCTATCGAATTCTAAAATCAGGAATGGGATCGAATTTGACGAGGAGGGTGTCCCCTTCAAATATTATGTCCTTAAACGACATCCTGGATCTCAAACCTTGATCGACATGAAAAAAGCCTATGAGACCGAACAGATTGATGCCTTCGCAATAAATGGACAGAGAAAGGTTTTTCATCTTTACAATGTTTTGAGACCGGGGCAATCGAGAGGATATGCTCCGTTTGCGGCAGCACTTGAGGACATCCAAGATCGGAAAAGATACCGAGAGGCGGAAATAGTGGCCTCCAGGGTAGGAGCTTGCCTTGCCGCATTTGTGAAAAGTCCGGCAGCATACAATCAATTTCTTGCAAATCCGACAAATGAAACGACGGAAAGACTAAAGGAATTTCAACCTGGAATGATCGAATATTTGCAACCGGAACAATCTGTCGAAATATTTAATCCTAACCGTCCCAATCGTGAATTGACAGCTTTCTTAAAACATTTCGATAGAGAAATAGCGAATGCCGCCGATTTTCCTTATGAGATTTTGACTGGGGATTTCGGGGGACTCAATTATTCTAATGCTCGCACAATTTTGATTCTTGCGTATATCTGTATCAGAGCCTATCAGCAACAGATGATCGATCATTGGTGTAATCCGCATTGGGAATTGTTTGCAACCGATTGCGTTCTGAAGGGTCTTGTGAATGCCCCGGGCTTTTCCCCCAGGATGAAAGATTATTGCAGGACTCAATGGATACCTCCCAAGCGGGACTGGATCGATCCCCAGTCCGAGGCAGAAGGAGCAAGGGTGGATTTGCTTGAAACTAATGTGACTACACTTTCAGAACTCATTACGGGCAGGGGTGGCGATTGGGAGGAATCTTTGGAACAAAGGGCAAAGGAACTGGCCCGAATGAAAGAACTTGAAGAAAAATATGCAGTGGAATTTCAAAAACCCCAACAAGTGGGAGGGCAAGTTTAAATGGAGAATGAATTTTCAAAAGAAGAATTATTAACTCGCCCTTTCCCAAACGAACATTCATGCGATCTTATTCCCGATCAGTATGATCGGTTTGCGAGAGAAAATTGTAAAATAAAACATAATAAAAAGTGTATCGATTTTTTGTATGGAATCAAAAACAATAAATCTGAACTTCATAGCATGAGGTATCCAAAAGACATCTGGAAAGCCAGTGACGCTCGTGCTCATTGCAAATCAAAAGGCGGTTCATTTGAGGCCGCAAGCGGAGAAAAAGAAATGGATGGAATAAAAGGGAATGATCTTTTCTATCGAGACATAGAGATTGACGAAAGAACAATTGATACCGAAGGAAGAAAAGTTGATTTATCTTTCTCTTCTGAAATAGCACTTCAAAGGTGGTTTGGCCAAGAAATCCTATCCCATAAAGAGGATGCTATTATCAAAGGTCGTCTTCATTCGATGCTTTTTGGGCATGATAGCAAGGCAATTGTGGGACCGATCAAGAATATTAATTACGATGATGGGAAAGGAAGAGGAACGGGGCACTTTGATGAAACCGCCGAAGGAGAGTTGGCCTTGGCAAGGGTAAAGAGTGGATCGCTGAGGGGTGTCTCTGTTGGTTATGCCGTGGCGAAATTCAAGAAACTTGCCATAGGCGAGGAATATGAGCTTGCCACAAAGAAAGTCAAAGGACCAAAGGATGAGGATTCAAATCCAATTTATATTGCTGAAAAATGGGCGCCGATTGAGATTTCTTTAACTCCAATTCCTGCCGATCATACTGTTGGAATTGGAAGGGAGGCGATCCGCTCCCTTGATGGTATAGAGATAGAGGAGCCAGTTATCGAAGATGAAAATTTTAACCCGGAGTCAGAGATCAACCGGCAAATAGAGGAAAAAGGAGGGAAGAAAGAAATGGAAGAAAAAGAACTTCAGTTGAAAATCGATGAGGCATTAAAAACCCAAAAGGATACCGACAAAGAAGGGCTGAAGAGAGTATTCAACCGAGCGGCAGCGGTGGGCCTTGAGGGAATAGCATTCCGCCTATTAAGTGAAGGGAAAAAAGAAGATGAGATCATGGATGAACTCTTCAAACAGGTCGGGAAGGATAGGGGAAAACCAGGAGATGGGGGCGAGGGAGATGAAAAATCCGGCGAGGCAATCTTAAAAGGGATCTCGGATGATGCCCTTGTGGATGCGATCTCAAATCCTGTTTTAATGAACTTCTAATCAAATCAAAAGGAGGTAGAAAAAAATGACTGCTGTAAACAAATATCCATTTGTCAAAAATCTTAGTGGGGAAAAACCTCTGATTTTCCCGGGATTGGTGCAGGCGGGTTCGACTGCGGAGATCAAGAGAGGTGAAATCTGCACCTACGATGAGACATCAACCTATTTCATTCCTGTTAGTGCCGTAGCGGATCGGCGTTATGCTTTGGCAATCGCAAATGAGGAGCAAAAATCCGATGGCCTTGCCCGCTATATGGAATTTATGGCATTGAGACCAGACGATGTTTTTGAGTTTGCCCTTGATGCGGCTGCCCAGGTTGCCCTCGGAGACGGACTTGAACTGACGGCAAGCGATAGCCAGAAGCTCACGAGAGATGTCGATGGGGATGCCGTTGCCTTTGTGGTTGGAGTTTCAAACTATCCCGAATCTGGGACGACACTCAGAAGTATTTCTTCGGCTGAAGTGATTTTCAATCCAGTTTATTCTTACTGGATGCAGAGGGTCCTTAAAAATAAGTTGATGAAAGTTGTGACTGTAACCGATGATATTACTCTCAAGATTGAGGATTGCGGTGCGCTATTTCTGGTTACAGAAGCACAAACGATTACCTTACCGAACGCAATCGTTCCTGTGGGATGGAACGTCAAAATCGTTGTTGGTGGAGATGCCACTGTGGTAATCGATCCAAAACCGGACACTTCAGGAATTTATATCAAGGGTGCCCTTCAAGCAGCCGGAAAATATATCTCCATGACTGATATCGGGGATTTTGTCGAGCTGGTCTGGGATGGAACTAATTGGATCGCTGCCAACAGTCTCAGTGGTGCGGATAGCGAGATCACCGTAGAAGGATAATTTCAAAACTTGATTGAAAAGGAGGTAAAGAAGAAATGGAAAAAAGAATTATTGGGGATATCAGGATCGGATCGGGCGGGACCGATATTTCTCTAAGAGATATCCGAGATATGGCAAAACAGAATCCCGCCTTGTTCATGGAGCGAGTACAGAAATTAATTGATGACAAGAAACTTTCGCTCCGAAAGATGAGGAGTTTGAAGGATCTTTTTGCAGCTCTTTGTGACGTGAAAGTCCCGGTAAGAATCGATGTGATGGGTATGGGGACAAGAGCGGTCATGGCTTCGGCGTTTCCAGTCCTCACGGGGAATCTTGCAATCGCTATGATTAACGATGCCTATGCCGGGGTTCCGACAATCGGGGAGGCATTAGTAGAGGATTTTGAGGACACTAAAAAGGTCACTTCCATTGCAGCGGTTTCGACTCTCGATAAAGATATCGAAGAAGTGGGAGAAGGGAAGGAGTTTCCCGAAATCGGGGCAACCGAAGAGAAAGCGGAAATTAGGCACAAGAGAAATGGGCGAATGCTGACCATCACCCAAGAGGCGATTGAGGAGAACGAATTGCCAGACATTATCGCCAAGATCAACGGTCTTGGTGAAATCGCAGCCGATTGGGTAGAGGAACAGACCCTGAAAAGAATATGTGACTATGACGGTTCGGCGGCTTCAGCGGCAGAGCCCTATGTCTACCGACCAAACGGAACGGGAACATCTTTGTTTTCAGCTACGGCTAACACTCCAGGAACAAGAGCACCGAGTGGGACGTGTGTGCAGAGCAACGCACTTACAGATGAAACAGACTTGGAGAATGCTCGTGTCAGATTAGCCACCATGCTGAATAGTAGGGGAAAAAGAATCAGTGTTCCCCAATCCGAGAGAGTGATTTTGGTTCCTGATGCCCTTATCGGAAAGCTCAATAAGATTATGAATTCCGAATATGTTCCAGGAATAGAAAACGAGAAATCAAATTGGGGGCCTGGAGGGATGTGGAATTTCCCGATTGAAAGAAGGTTGAGCTCTCCCAAGCTGGATGATCTCTCAACAACGGCCTGGTATTATGGCGCTCCGAAGAAAGAGATGAAGCGGAAATGGAAGCTCCGGTTTGAATATGTCACCCTTGGAACGGATACCGAATCCTACCTGAAAAGAAGGATTGCATTCCAAGCAAGAGTGGCATGGGATGTGGAAATAGGTGCGGTTGATTATGTTTACTGGATCCAAAATCTGGCGGCCAGTACTTTTCCGAAGGATGATTGATCATCGTGATCCTCCTTTCTTAAACCCTTTAACCCTGGAGTCTTGACCGTTAAGGCTCCAGGCAAATAAAAATAAAATATCAGGAGGTATCCCAATGAAAAGAAATTTTATCATTGGTTTGATTGCTGTCCTTGCAGTAGCGACAATTGTCTACGCTCAGACGGTCAATAGGCAGATTTATGGAGTTGCCACTCCGGGGCTTTACAAATATACCCTTTCCACGAATACTCAGGATGCCTATCTTTTATCTGTCCCGACCCTATCGGTAGCTGATACGATAGTCGGATTGGCAGCGACCCAAACCCTGACCAACAAGACATTGACCTCGCCCGTGATTGGCAATCTAACGGCATCAAAACCTGTATTTACGGATAGTTCCAGTGTTTTGACCTCAAGCGGCACAATGCCCGTCAATCAGGGGGGAACAGGACTCACGTCTTATGCTGTCGGCGATATTCCTTATGCAAGCGCCTCTACTACGGTTGCAAAATTGGCGGCTGTTTCGGCCGGTTCTTATTTAAGAGCAAATGGAACTACAGCAGCCCCAGTTTATTCAACTATAAAAATCCCCAACACCTGTACGGCTGGGGATATTTGGGCTGCTACTGGAACTAATAC